CGACTTGTTGCAAATAATAGATAGGCGCACTTATGCTGTAATACTTAAAGAATTAATTGTACTTGCGCTCTGGCTTTCTGTAATAACGTCCCAGATTTCAGCGTCTACTGCCTTAGCTACTGCTCTCCCTATCCTTAATAGGCTTCTAGAAATTGTATCTACACTATTACTTATCTCGTCTTCGTGTGAGATAGTAGTCTCTGCTCCAAACTTCTTATGATAAGATTGAACCAGTGTCCAGGTTACGTCCATACTTGGAAATGTTGCTAGTCTAGGTACTCCTTCTATAGTATTTCCTGTTCCATTAGCTGTTAGGTCTGCTGCAGTCTCTTTGTAATATCTGTCTTCCCAATTACTAGAGCTCTCTACCATACATAATCTATCCTTAAAAACATAACTTGTAAGAGCAAATCCTGTGACTGCTTTGTCTATATTAATTCCCCTAATGTCTTGCATGCCTATACTATCAGCCATTTTAACATAAACTATTTCCTAATTTAACTTGAATAACCTCTCCGTTTGTAGCTGCTGCTTCTAATGCTACACCTACTATTTTCCCTACTGCTGACCCAGCTCCACTTTGAATAGTATTAGCCCCCGATAGTCTAACCGCTGCCCCTCTGACAATACCGCCAGAAGCTCCGCACGTTAAATCAAAAATTCCAGTTGTCCACACTCCTAGTGTTGTGCTCCCGTCACTAGCTACTTTCTCCGTATTAGCTATTCCTATAAAATCACTATCAGCTATAACATTAGCATATCCAGTCCTAACCCCAGAGCCAGATAAAGACATTAAAGTACCTTTCTCTATAGCTGCTGCGTCATCAACAGTATATCTAATTGGTGTCCCTGGTGGGCTTCCGTATATCTCCACTTTTGTAGCTTCGTTCGCCATGCTAAATATAAAGCACACCCCTTTATATACTTTTCGTTTTTAGGGGCTCTACTGCTTAAATTTGGATACCTCAGCACCGCTTATACTTTCCCTCATTTCTTTGACAAAAGGGTTAAATTTATTGTTTACTTCTATCTCTGCTTCAAACCAGCCATGTAGACAATACCAACGGCCAGCTAAATAACAGACTAAATAAAAGGCCAAACCTAAGGCTAGAGTGGTTTTCCAGTCTCCGCTAGCTATACCGAATAAGGCTATAAAGCCATAGATAAACCCAAACACAGCCTTACCCATACTAGCATAATGTCGCTGTAATTGTACCCATGCCTTATAGGGCTTCGTAGTCGTTTTTGTCATCTTTCCTATGCTTGTCGTACTTCTTCCCAATACCTATGACTTCTACCCAGTCCGTAGGTAGGTCTATCTTAATCTTATCTCTGTAGTCCCAGTCTATAGGCTCTAAATGTAGTAATTTCCTTAAGAGATTAAACCATTTAGTTAGCCATTTCTGGTTAGTTACTCCTCTCTCTTTACTAAATATAGACGCTGCTATAAGGTCTTCGTGCTCTTTAGGAAATACTATCTCCCATAGCTGCACTGGCCTAACTGCTACCTGTACCATATTCATTTTAGGTTGTGGTGCCCCAGAGGTTTTAGCCCCAGAAGTAAAAGTCTGCTCTGGTAAGTCTTCACACTGCATATACATAGGAAGCATTACCTTGCTTAGCTTATCTATAAACTTCTCTGTTAAATGCTTTATACCTCTAGTCATAATTACAAAGTGCATTATATTGTAAAATTGCTAGGAAAGCATAAACCTATATTATTCTGATATTGATATAGTGCTTGTCTTACCATACCCTCATCTATAAATCCACTTCCAATTTTTGCTACAGCTTTAATAGTAACATAAGCCGCTGAGTTAAAACCTATGACAAAGCCTAGAATAAAGGCTATTAAGACAATAGCTATAATCTTATATAATTCCATCTCTTAATTTCTTAGCATATTCTAAAGGGGTCTCTTCTTTCTTAATGAGTTCCTGGCCTGCTTCCCCTATTCCGCCTAAAGCATTTCTAGCCACTATCTCTGAATTTATTACAGCTATGTCCTCTGCTTTCTTATTGGCTTCTTCCAGCCTTTTTGCCGCAGAGTTTGCTCTGTTAATTCTCTCATCAATTTCGGAGATATTCCTAGCTCTAGTATCTGCTGCTGCTTGTTCTTTTGCTCTTTCATCAGCTATTGTTGTGTCAGCTATTGTTGTCTGTGGTGTTGTTTCTTCTACCATTTTTACACCTCCTTTCACCAATATTTAGCTTTACGTCCCCAATACTTAAAGTACTCTAGTCCTGCCCCAAAAACTATGAGGATTAATCCGTAATAGTTTTGGCCTATGGCTTGCTGCGTTCCTGCTGCGGTCAGAGCTAAAGCTACTGTATTGATTAAGGTCTCAATTACAGGCTTGTTAGGTTGTTTAGTTACCATTATAAATCTTTTAGTGTTAAGTAGATATTGCTATCAGTTGAAGGGGCTACCATACCTGCGGCTGCTGCCTGTTTAGCTATAAATACTCTTTCTTTACTTCTTAGTATTACTTCTTCTATTCTGTTAAGTTCGTCCGCACTAGACCTAAGTTGCGCGCTCTCTAAGGATAGTAGTTTAATCCTCTGCTCTGCTCTTATAATGTTTTCTTCTATATCCTCTATTAAGTCGTATGCTTCTATAGGATTACCTAGCTTTCCAGTAGCTGCTTTTTCTGCTAATACGCTAGCTCTCTCTCTCTCGCTTTGTATTTCTTTTACTAAAGTGTCTACATTTCCCTTAGGGTCTTCTATTAATCCACTAGCATACTTGCTAGCTAACGTCCCTACTACTGGTATTGCTTCTATTCTAGCCCCAAACTTTTCACTAGCAGTTGTACCCTGCTTAATAACTTTCTTTTGTATTGCCTGTAGTGCTAGCTCTCTAGCTGTCTCTGGGTTTTGTATTAATGGTTGTATATCTTCTTTAGTTCCAAAATCTGTGTTTGTTAAAGGCACCCCGTTTGTTGTTAATCCTGGTTGTGACGCCTGGCCTAGGGCTCCTGCGACTGCTCCTAAAACTGGTACCCCTGACCCTGGTACTTGTGGTACATCTAGCTCTGTCCTTGTAGGTACCTTTTCTTCAAAAAATCTTTTCTCATCTAATACTGCTTTGGATTGTATTTCCCTAGCTTTCTGTTCTCCCTTAACTGCTTCCGCTTGCTCCTGCTCTGCGGTTTTCTGTAATGGTACCTTTCCTGCTATCTGTCCCCCCGCAAAACCTAAAGGCGCCTGTTGTTGTATCCTCTGTTTTACTTTTGGGTCTACTCCTGGGCTAGTTATAACCTCTTGTTTAGGCTTCTCTAGCTTTTTCTTTTTAACTTCTACCATTATCCTACACCCGCTGTGGTTTCTCCATTTTGAAAGTTAAGGCCTTGATTTTGGTCTTTGCTAGCATCTTGGTTTAAATCATTACTTATTGAAGCTGGCGGTATTAGATCTAGTTTTAATGCTAGCTGTGACCATATCTGGCCTTCTATATATCTCTGGTCTCTCTCTACTATCTGTTCGAACGCTAGATAAATGACTTTACTTTCGCTCTCTGTACCCTGTCCGCCTGCTCCTGGTACTATCTGCGGAAGCCCTATAGTCCTATAAAACTTATTCCTAATATCATTACGCCACTCCATTATTATTTGGCTTACATTAACTTGTATAACCTCAAAACTTACGGCGTTATCATCATCTGGTATATAGATGTTTTCTCCCTTGTTTACTGCTTCGTCCATTTTCTTAACAAACGCATTTATCTTGGCTTGGTTATCTGTACCTAGCTTAAACATTATCATAGGTCTAGCCTGTCTATGCATTATGGTTTTCATATCGTCGAAGTTCTCATACTCTGCTAGTATGGTTTTCTCCATGGCCTGTATGTCACTAATGCCGTGTATTTGGTCTGCTAGTCTATTGTTACATAAGTGAAATATATTCTTTGGCTCCCATGTTATTAGCTTCTTTTTTGCTGCCTTAGTAGTCTGCTCATATCTCTTAATCATGCCGTTACGGCCTACTACTATCTTAATAGTCTCTGGGTCTAATGGTTTAAGGTTTACTAGGCTGCCTTTCTCATTTCTTATAATTTCACAAAAAGCGTCCCCGCCTATCCTAGAAGTAACTACCATATTAAAGAGTATGTCGTCAAAGGTGTCCTTACCCCAGCCTTGTATATTATCTAGTACTGCTTCTGTTCTGCTGTCAGTTTTAAAGCCCTTGCCTACGTCCCAAATAGCCTTCATTAGAATAGCGCTCTTAAGGTCGGGGACATTGTTAAAATAACCCCAGTATTTAGTCCAGTCAGTTTGATAGTAAAAGGTTTCTTCCTGGTCTAGTACCCCGTCAATACTAAGTGTGTCTACTGTGACATTATCCACTCTATTAGTCATGTCACTTTTGGTTGCTTGTGATAGGTTTAGGTCGGCCATTATTTCGGAAAGTCAAACGGGGTTTGTACTATTAGGTTTGTGAAAGGCGCCCCAGTTACAGAGCCATTAAATGGGTCGTGGTATATATTAACTGGGGTTGTCTCTTGTGGTCTTAAATTTAATCTTAATCTAAAGGCTTCACCTCTTTTAAACTTTGTCCTAGGCATTACCATTTTAACAGAAGCGCCCGAAAAGGTTTCTCCGCTACTCCCGTATATAGTCCTGGTTGAGCCAGACACTAAGCCTGTTGCTGTGCCGTCACTATCTACCTTCATAAGTGTCATTAATACAGCCCCGCTTGAAGCTACCGACGTAGGTAATGACCACGGCATTTGTACTATAGTGTCTCCTTCTATTATCTGTGTACTCTCGAAGGGGATTTCAAACTCTAAACCCCTCGGGTCATTAGGTACCCCTAAACTTGTACTTACATTATGCGAACGAAAGGCTATATTGCTCATAGGGTTAGCTACACTAAATCTATATTCTCCTAAAAATTGAGAAGCACCACTTAAAGACCTGCCGCAATATAAATCTACCCTATTCCTTCCAGAAGATAAGTCTTGTATTCCTTGGGTGGTTACAATTTGACCCCCAGTCCTATAAACTCTGGGTATCCTGGCCATTACTCCATCACCTCTTGGTTTTTCTGCTCACTAAGTTCTTTAGTGAGTTTATTAACATTATCGTTTAAAACATCTAGTATGGTCTGGGCTTGCTCCCCTCTATAGTCATCTTGGTTATTAGTTACTATCTTCATAGCTATCATGTCAGTAATAACCTCAGCCACAGCACCGCTATAGTTTGCTATTCCACTCCAATTTTTACGTGTCCTCATACTTAGGGTGTCTTCTGCTTGGTCGCTCCATGTGTTTAGTATATTAGACCCAGAAAGATTAATGCCTGCGTTAACTCCAGCTCTTGCGAATAAGTGCGCTCCAGATGTTGATAGTGTCCACGCCATGATATTACTAACAACACCATATATTTAAAGTTTTGTCTTTTGAAGCAAGCCAGGCCGCCCTTATCAAACCCTCGGCTATATGTGTATAATCGCCAAAAATCCTAATCATTGTCTGGCTATTGGCCTTAGTTACTGGCTCCCATAGTACAGACTTAAGACTGGCTATCAGTTCGTCATCATTTAATAATGTAATAAATCCTTTCTCCATCATGCTAACTAAATTGTTATACATATCTTCGTTTAATATCTTCTTTTGTAACTCTCCGTCAATATCTAAGACCTTTGCCCTGCTGTTAAGTCCTATAACCTTCTTCTTGGTGCTGTCTTCTATTAGTAGATGGTCTAAGATAGAGACTCCTAAAGTCCCTGCGCCTGCGTCTAATCCTATACTTTGTCTTGGAAAATTGTAAATCTTAGCCAGTTCTATTATTCTCTGCTCTGTCTCCCATGTTAGCTTCTTGGTTGTTACAATATTGGCTACTTGATGTATGTTTTCGTCGTTTATCTTTCTTAAAATTTCGAAAGTACCCTGGTCTTCACCCATACGTGCAATATCACACCCCATATAGTGTTTATACTTGTTTTCTATACTTTCTGGCTTATTTAAGGTACAACAGCGTTTTATTAGCTCATCGCTAAAAATGCGCATAAGACTATCTGTAAACTGGGCTTTATACTCCTGGGCGTACTCTAGTTTTGACATGGCCTTACGCTCACTCGCCAGGTGTTCGGGGTCATGTCGTTCACAATCTTCGGCATTTACATAAAACTTTGTGAAATTCTCTTTTTTGCTACACTCATAGAAATAGCCTCTCTTTCCCCTTGGGGTACTGCTAATGTCTAGATTTCCCCCAGTAACTGACAACATTGGCGTTGTTGATACAAAAACCTCTCTAGACATTGGAGCAGCTTCATCAATAACCAGGTCATGTACAGTAAATGTCCTTATTCCGCTCCCGTCTAGTCCTGCAGCATAACACATGATTTTAGACCCGTTTTTTAGGTGAATTTCGTGTTTTGTCGGCTTTTTGTTACCTTTACATAGCATTTTAGGATATACGGCTTCAATATACATTAAAGTCTTAAAGAATAGGTTATAGGCCTGTTTTTCAGTAAATGCTATCATTAGGATTATTCTGTTTTTCTTTGTAGCGGCTCTTTTTCCGAATTTTATTGACATCGCCGTAGTCTTTCCAGATTGTCTCCCACATAGTAGAAAGCAATTCCCTTCTGTCTCTATGTACTTTTCTTGCCATTTGTCTAGTGTCTTCCACGGCTCGAAGATGTTGAATTGTGTTTTTTGTATTTCCATTTGATTTTCTTGGTTTTTAGGCAGAAGGGGCAATATAGTAAATATGTGACTACTCCTTTTTCATCATGTCCGTCTAAAAACTTCCAGCCTTCTATGTGATAGCAGTTTATTTGGGTTTTTGATATTTTTTTCTCCATGATTGGTATAGTGTGCTACAGAATAGGGTACGATTACAATAAGGGGTCGTATTCCCATATCCTAGTCTTTTTTTGCAGTTTCTGCAGATTTTATGCGACATTTTGCTAGTTTTATCATTTCTTCGTTAATATCTAACATTTTGGTGTGTTCTTTGACATTATCTTCACTTTGCTTAAGTAGTTTCTCCCAGTCAGACTTTTGTAGCGTCATTTTGTCGTTTTATCTCCTTTAATATTGTTTCTCTAATATCCATGATGTCTCTTTCCTCAAAGCCAAAGGCCTTAAGTTCTGGCGCCATATAGCCGTTAGGGAAAGGGTGTGAGAATTTCATACTTTAATAAACTCCTCTTTACTTAGTCTATCTGCTATCATCTCCTTAACTTCTACTTGTCTCTGTTCTTCTCTCATCTTTTCTTTAACCTCATCAATAACACCTGCGTCGTTATTCTGGTAATGCTTAATAAGAAGCTGTTGGATAAGTCCAGAAGCATTACTCTCCCTCGATAGCTTAAGGTAGAGCTCGTGAGGTACAGTTATCATCTTGTTTACCATATCATTTTAAGAAAAAGGTTCTTTATAAATATATGTATGTTCTAAAGTAGTATATGTATGTATATAGTTAGTAACTTATACTACTACTACTACTACTGCTTTCCTTTTTAAATGTATCGGTTTCTATTACTAGAAATTTCTTTGCGGGGACGGTTTCAAAGGAAATGAAGGTAGGCCAAACGTCGCGTGTTTTTAGATACCTCTATTTCCAGTGGAACACACGGCACGGGCGGTAGCTAGTTTTCCATAGGAAATGAAGGTCTACACAGCTCTATTTCCAGTGGAGATTAAGGCCGATTTGATTTCGAGTTATTCGGTGAGGCGAACATAGCGTACGTACGACGAACGGCCGACGTACGTATAATCCTATGACATAATGGTAATATCCGAGATATTACCATGCCCATTCGGGCGGATTATACGTATTTACACCGTAGAAGGCCTGAAATAGCCAAATATGGGCACTTACGAAGAACAAGGTTATAAATAGGCCAGAAATGTAAAAATCCTAGATTTTTAAAGTAACTAAACTATATAAACTTTTCGAGTAAGTTAGATCTATTTTCGAGTAAGTTAAAGGCCTATGTAGTAAGCATGTTATATATAGAAATAAACCTCTTACATAACTCATAAAACCCCTTATCCTTGCCGTATTTCTTATCCCATGGATTACCATACCTCAACCTACCATGTACTATGCTATGACACGTATAACAGAGTGTAATAGTAATGTCTCTAGTATAGTCAATATGATGTTTATTAAACACCTTCTTACCTTCTTTTTCCTTACCGCATAATTCACATTTTACCATTTTGATTATAATTGGGGGGAAAAGGGTTTATTTAAACCCCCCAATCCTCATGAATGAGTATGATACCCCAAAAAGGGGCTTAATTAATCCAATTCTTCTTGAAATATGTCTAATACTCTTTGTATTGCACTTTTAAGAGTTACACTGTGATTGCATAATCCTCTCATAAGATTACATATTTCTTTCATTAGCCTATATCTACTTATCATTTTAACTAAAAGCTTCTTGTGCTTGTTTTACTAATTCAATAGCCCTTACCATAATAGGCTTACAACCTTCTATATTTGTGGGCTTGTGACTTTCCATTAAGCATATAAATATATCCTTAGCATAACTCACATAATAGCTAGAATTACCATTTAAAGGTTTCTTAACCAAAGGCTTCTCTTTAGGTATAGTCTCTAAGTAAGTAGTAGCGTCATTAGTAGCCTGTGCCTTCTCTTGTGACTGATTATTCAAAGCGTTCTCAATAGCATATTTAGCTTGTATTTTGTTAATGTCATTAGGAAATTTAATCCCTAAGCCTTTCATGTATCTTATTTGTGCGTCTGTTGCTTGTTCCATTTTAAACCCCCTTTCATTTGTTCGCAAATCCAAACAACAATTTAATGTACTGCTCCCAGGATAACGAACGTTTAAGCATTAGCTGCTTCTTAAGTTTGTCAGTCTTCATCTTCTCAAAGAAAGGTCTATTCATACGCAATATTATGTTCTTTATTACCATGACATACTAAGACTATGATAGTTTATAAACATATGTATACTCTAGGGTATATTAGTCTGGGTTACAATAAGAAATATAAAGTCTGATATAAAACCTACAATGTCTACGCTCACATTTAGTCTGCTTGTTATTTATGATTACCCCTCGGTGTCTCTCATAATTGCAGTAAGGTATAAACTTCTTATCTCCTATTTTTAAGGGGCTACACAAAAACAGCCTGTGTTCTAATAATCTCTTTTTCATATGTCTATTGTTTTCCAACTATCCCCTATATTTATTGCTCCAGAAGAAACAACCTTCCAGCTATCCCCGATGTTAATCTTCATAGCTGCAACTTCTTTCCAGCTATCCCCGATGTTAATTGTTGTACCAGTAGCAGCAACAACGGCTGTTAATTCTATACTATTATCTGTATTAGTCATTAAATAAGCCAAATCATCATTAAACCACATTGTTTGAAATCTACCACCATCACTACCTACAGATGTCCCACTAATAACCATACGATGGTCGTCTCCTGTAGCACTCATAGCCCCTTCACTACCCCAGGTGTCCCCGCCGTCAGTAGATTTAACATAAACTATATCACCTGTAGAAGTACCATCAGAATAAACTACATATAAATCATCGGTATTTTGGTCTATTAATAAACCACATATCCCGTATTTACTATCCCCAGTGTATGCGTCTGTCATCTGTGTAAATGTGCTAATATCTGTAATGTCGTGTACAAATAATTGAGGGTCTGGGGTTTGTATACTATTATGATGTGTCCAGCCCACTAAAATTGCGTGACCATCAGAATGTCTTTCCATACAGTCATAACCCCAAAATGCAGCATTTTCTGCAATACTATCTATACTAGAGCTTTCACTCCAACTATCACCGCTATCATCATAAACCTTTAATGTAATAAGATTAGCGCTAACGTCTTGATACATACACCAGATGTCATCTTCATCTGTTTCATTACCTGGTAAAAACATTATTCTATCTACCGCATTCCCATCGGCCATACTTGTTTTACTAGTAAAACTTGTGGGTGGGTCTGCATTTCCCTTAGCAAAATCATTTTCTCCGTCATTATCTATCCAACCGCCCACAAAAACATTACCATTTCTAGATTTAACAATAGAAATACACCTAGCACCCCACGCCACTAGAGTGTCTGCAGTAGAGCCATTAAATACTTGTACCTCTCCCCCTAGGCTATCGTCTGAGGTGTCTAAACTATTATAAAGTATGTCATCACTATCTATATCCACATAAGCTATATGTATTAAGCCCCCTGTGTCCCCACTAGTCCACTGGTCATACCATATCGCAAAACCAGGTACAGTGGCCGTCTTTATTGTTCCTTCTGTAGTCCAACTAGCCCCACTATCTGTAGTTTTTCTATAATGTAAGTCGGTACCGTCATCTAAGAAAAAAACATAACCTGTGGTTGTACTTATCCAGACTAAACTTCTGGGGTTTACTCTCTCATTAAATGATGTATAGGGTGCAGTTTCTACTTGTATGTCGGCCATTTATGCTGTGTATTGGAGAAATATAGTACCTTGTGGAAATCCACTAGCTGTAGGTGGGTTAGCACTATCGCTAGTAATTACACCCACAATATAAGCAGCAGCACTAGTATTGTGGTCTCCTGTATTTATTATATTAGCACCACTCATAGAGGTCTGTATAATATTAACTCCGTGAGGGTCTGTTGTAGTGCCTAAATGTGCAACCATAGCCCCGCTCTGTACATAAGCCCCACTCTGAGTAGGCCAGCTCTCACTAGTAATAAAGGCCCCACTTTGTCTGGTGTATACTGGGTCTGTCTCAGTCATTAGTACAGCCTTAGCACCAGAGTATATGGCTGCGCCGCTTATAAAATCAAATCCGACTATACCATTATGTACTTCCAGGCCAATACTAGAAGCTCCCGAAATTAACACGGGGGTGACGTCTGCGTCTGTTGCTTCTAAATGTAATAAGTGAGTTCCTGCCCCTGGGTTTCCTGTGTGTTGGTGTATATGTACTAAATCCCCTGTGTATGCCCCTGTTGCTTGAAAGTTAAAAGTCCCCTCTCCTGCAGTAGGGCTATTATCCACAGAAGTAAAAGTTAGAGATTTATTATTACCAAAGTTAAAGGTCTTGCTTGCTTCTGGGTTTTCTATAGTATCTAAGGTATGGCTATGGCCTTGAAGACTGACAGCTGTAGCCCCACTATGTATAGAAGCCCCAGAAAGCCCTTGTGCCGCACTCTTAGGTGTAAGGGTTGTCGCTCCACTTACCATGAAACTATCGCCGCCGCCACCGCCTGCCCCAAATGTGCTTAGGTCATAAGAAACACCCTCTTGTATAATCTCTTTAGTGTCTATAGCTTTAGTCCTTAAGTGTGGGTCAATATTTTCTCGTGGATTATCATAGCCTGCCTGGCCTATAGGAGTTAAACCACCTTTAGGCATTGGTGCTTGTTTAAATGGATTTTTCCTAAATACCATACAATTTGTAAGAAGTCAAAGTTTATAAATTATGCTGCTAATTGAATTACTGCTACTCTTTGACCATTAGAATAAGGGATAACAATAGCTCCACTAGTGATAGTCATCGCAGCGTTAATAGCCGCTCCGCTTATTACTCCGTCATATACTAGTGTCATGTTGCTGAGGTGATTAGTCTAGCTTGCGCTCCTAATACACAGTATAATTTAGCTCCAGAAATAAACATAGCTCCAGATATTGTAGGCTGGCTAGCTACTGGTGCTGGGTGTGGTACCATAAACTCTCTAGGTGCTATAACATCAACGACAGCATAAGGCATTTTCTTTATTTAGCTGTGTTATCTATCAGACATACAGCTAATGGGTTTTTTAATTGACATACCCCTATTTCCCAGCTCCTTATGGTTTTAGAAATACCTTCATTAGGAATAACAACTGTCTTCATAGCCTGTAATGTCTTCCAGGTAGCAGCTTCTTTTCCTATAACAATAGCTGCATAATTAGCAGTCACATTATTAGAGACTAATATTCTTAGTCCTACTATCTGTCCTACCTCTCCTCTCTCTGTAGCACTAGCAGTATAAAACTGACCCGCGTTTCTAACATTAGGATTACCTAATAGGTTAGCATAATCTTTAGGGTTAAGACATAAGAAGGCTCCCTCTGGGTCGTAGTT